AAGGTAGGAAAGCTAGTATGATGAAAGCTGCTAAGGGCGGCTACTCTAAAAAGAAGTAGCACTATGTGGATAGGGATAATGCTTGTATGTTTTGATCCTATGGCATTGTCCTGTAAGATTATAGCAAAACCAGAACCTTTCTATACTGAGGAAGCGTGTTTAAAGGAAGCTGAAGAGATGGCACTTACCATACGGCAAGGGGGTTCATACGCTACTCCCTTCTGCCACAAAGTAAAAGGCGGTAATGCATAATGCCAGTAGAAAAAGTAGAAGGTGGCTACCGTTGGGGTAAGTCAGGTAAAGTGTATAAGCGTCGAATAGACGCAGTAAAACAAGGACAGGCAGCTATGGCTCAAGGATATAATCAATATAAAGCAGGTGGTGCAGTAGCTACCTTTAAACCATGTAAAGGATGCCCCACACCAGCTAACTGCGGTGCTATTAAAAAATGTCAGAACGCAGGTAAGTAATATGACACCAGAACAAATATCACAGATTAGTGCTCTAGGCTATTTTGTAGTTAATCATGGGCAGCATGTAGAAGATACAAATAAAAATGTTGTAGTGACTAAAGATGCAGATGGTAACTATCAAACTGAAGTTGCTGAACTACAAGCTATTCTAGCACCAGTTAAAAAGGTTCGTGCTCGTAATGCTAAAGGTCATTATGTAAAAGATGATCCTACTACACCTGAAAACGAAGCATGGGTAACTAAAATTATAAAAAAAGTTAAAGGCAAAAAATAATGTCACTAGCGCAGCAGGGTAAACCCGCACGTGTTAAATCCGTTTATGGACACAACACAGGCACAACAGCAGAAACTGTATATACTTGCCCTGCTAACGCTATAGCAGAGGTTACGTTTATCCATGTTGTTAATGGTGGTGCCTCTACTAACACTGTTGAGGTAGAGTGGTACGTATCTGCTGACAGTTACACATCACACTTCCTCAAAGGTAAATCTATCAACGCTAGTGACTATGTAAGTTTTAATGATATTGACCTAGTTCTACAGCCCGGTGATGAAATCCGCGTCACACCTACAAGCGCAGGACATATTGATACCATCCTTACAGTAACAGAAACGTTTGTACCAGTCGGGTAGCGGGTATGCATAAATAGGTACTACTACCTGACCTACTTTCAAGTATAACTATCTCCGCACACAACAAAAAGGAGATATGTGATGCTTAACTTTCTAAAACGTGTCTTTAAAGCAATCGAAATTGCACAACAAAAACGTGCAGACTACCGCCTATTACAAATGCTATCTGAGCGTGAATTACGTGATTTAGGTATTGGTCGTAGTCAAATTCATAACATTGTTTACGGAAAAGACTAAAAAGTGCTTGCATTTACAATAGTTATATATAAAACTATATGTAAGCCCTAAAAACAAGGACGACTTTATGGCAAGAAACCTCACAGAAAACCAGAAAATGTTTCTCGAAGTCTTGTTCGACGAAGCGGGTGGTGATGTTGTGCTTGCCAAAAAGTTGGCTGGTTATAGCGATAACACACCTACACGTGTAATCGTAGAGGCATTGAAAGATGAAATCGCAGAAGCTACACGTTCTTACTTTGCTCGTACTGCGCCCAAGGCTGCTATGGCTATGGTTGGTGCTTTATATGATCCTACTGAACTAGGTATCAAAGATAAGATGGCAGCAGCTAAAGATTTGCTAGACCGTGCAGGACTAGGTAAGACAGAGAAGGTAGATGTCACATCAAGCGGTGGCGTATTCTACCTACCCCCAAAAGAGGGAACGAATGAGTAGACCTTTCCATATTGGGAGGGATTTAGGTTTTTGGGAACTACCAAAACCACATAAAGGCAAAGAACGAGAGTGGCACGTAATAGCTAGAGTAAGCCAAAACGTGCCGTTTGGCTATAGGATACACCCTGAAGACGAAGACCTCTTACAGCCTATACCTGAAGAGCTAGAAGCATTAGAGCTTGCAAAGCAGCATCTAAAGCAGTATAGTTTGAGAGAAGTAGCGAATTGGTTAACAACCCAGACAGGTCGCAGCATCTCACATGCAGGTTTAAAGCAGAGGATCGAAATTGAGCGAAGACGTAAAAAAACTGCTACAATTAAACGGAACCTCGCCAAAAGGCTCCAAAAGGCGTTATCCAAAATCGAGGAACTCGAAAAAAACAGGGTCGGGGCGTACTCCGAAAGCGAGTAAGGAAACAGTCACACCCCCAGTAGAGACTATTCCTGCACAAGTCGCCCCAGCAGAGTTCGATGTCGAGGCTGCACAGGATGTAGTGTTCAAGCCAAACCCCGGCCCTCAGACAGACTTTTTGTCTGCATCAGAAAGAGAAGTACTTTATGGTGGGGCAGCAGGTGGTGGTAAGTCATATGCTATGTTGGCTGACCCTCTACATGGCTTGAATGACCCTAACTTTTCTGGTCTACTTGTACGACATACTACGGAAGAGTTACGTGAACTTATTCAGAAAAGCCAAGAGTTATACCCACAGGCTATACCGGGGATTAAGTGGTCTGAGCGTAAAAGCCAATGGGTTAGTCCAAAAGGCGGTAGGCTCTGGATGTCGTATCTTGATAAAGATATGGACGTTAACCGTTACCAAGGTCAGGCGTTTAATTGGATTGGCTTTGACGAGCTTACACAATGGCCTACTCCTTATGCTTGGGATTATATGCGTTCTCGCCTACGTTCTGCTCACAGCAACAAACTAGGCTTGTACATGAGAGCAACGACTAACCCCGGTGGTGCTGGACACGCTTGGGTTAAGAAGATGTTCATTGATCCTGCACCATCTAACAAAGCATTTTGGGCTACTAACCTTGAAACTGGCGACACTATTACTTATCCAAAGGGTCACAGCAAAGAGGGTCAACCTCTTTTCAAACGGCGATTTATCCCCGCTAGTCTCTTTGATAACCCTTATTTGAGTGACACAGGCGACTACGAAGCTATGCTTCTATCGTTGCCAGAACATCAGAGAAAGCAGCTACTTGAAGGTAACTGGGACATAAATGAAGGAGCAGCTTTCCCTGAATTTAACCGATCCATCCATGTCATTGACTCTTTTGACATTCCCGACACATGGGTTAAGTTTAGAGCTTGTGACTACGGCTACGGCTCTTACACAGGCGTTCTCTGGTTCGCTGTCGCACCTGACGAGCAGCTTATTGTCTACAGAGAGTTATATTGTTCTAAAGTTACAGCTTCTGATCTAGCTGATATGATACTAGACGCAGAGAAGCATGACGGTGGTATGAGATACGGTGTGCTGGATAGCTCTTTATGGCACAACCGTGGCGACACAGGGCCATCACTAGCAGAGCAGATGAATATGAAGGGTTGCCGTTGGCGTCCGTCAGATCGCTCTAAAGGCTCTCGTGTCGCAGGTAAAAACGAAATACATAGACGATTACAGGTAGATGAATTTACTGAGAAGCCACGTCTTGTATTCATGCAACACTTAACAAACACTCTGGCACAGATACCTATTATCCCACTAGATAAGAAGAACCCAGAGGACGTAGATACAAACGCAGAGGACCACCTCTATGACGCTCTACGTTACGGTATTATGACAAGACCACGTAGTCACAGCATTTGGGATTACTCACCAGCAACACAACGGACTGGCTTCCAAGCTAGTGACACAACATTCGGGTACTAAATATGGCAGAAAACGACGAACTAAACTTTGACACAGATGAAGTAGTTGCAGCAGAAGATATGGATGATAGCATCTTTGCTTCCAAGTCTAGCTTACTTACATTTGTTGGAGAGCGTTTCAAGCGTTCAGAAGATGCTAGACGCTCTGACGAAGACCGTTGGTTACGTGCATATCGTAACTATCGTGGCTTGTATGGTTCTGACGTACAATTTACTGACAGCGAAAAGTCACGTGTATTTGTTAAGGTTACTAAAACTAAAACACTAGCAGCATATGGACAAATCGTAGATGTATTATTCGGAAACAATAAATTCCCTCTATCTGTTAATCCGTCCGTTCTACCTGATGGCGTAGCAGAGTCAGTACACATCAACATTGACCCTAATGCTTCACAGGCTGGTGACGCACTAAAAGCTGTAACACGTAATCAACCATCACGCCCATACTTGATTGACGGTACTACAAAGCTAGAACCGGGTGAGACTATGAACGACTTACGTAAGCGTTTAGGTCCACTAGCTGAAAAAATGGATGCTGTATCTGAAAAGATTGTTGAGGGTGATGGTACTACTCAAACTACAGTAACATTCCATCCAGCTATGGTAGCTGCTAAAAAGATGGAAAAGAAAATCCACGATCAACTACAAGAGAGTGGTGCATCTGTACACCTACGTTCTATGGCATTTGAGATGGCTCTACTTGGCACGGGTGTCATGAAGGGTCCATTTGCTACAGATAAAGAGTACCCTAACTGGAATGAAGATGGTGAATACGAGCCACTAATCAAGACAGTAC